CGCCTGGCCCAGAACGTGCCATCAGGCTGGTCGGCCGGATAGCGGCCGGCGTAGCTGATCCACTTGGTGCCCCAGCTGTTCAAGACCAAAGCAGCGTCGGCGGCCTCGACGCCGTCGGGCGAGTTGTCGGCGAACCGAATCCCGACGATGCACATCTGATGCATCCAGGTGCCGCGGGCCTCGGCGATCCCGGCCGCATTGGTGCGGCTGGCGAATCCCTGGTTACTGGCGATCGTCACCGGGAAACCGGCGGTGATGGCGGCCACCAGCTCGTCCCAGGTGCGAACCTGGACGACGTGGCGGGCCGGGTGCTTTTTGGCGATCGTGTCCAGCCGGCCGTCGTCGCCTTTGCCGCCGTTGCCCCAGTTGCCCCACTGTTTCGCACGATCGGCCGAATAGGTCGTCAGGTCGTAGCCCAGGTCGTCGAACGGCGCGCGGTAGACCACGCCCCAGTCCCGCAGCCAGCGAGCGGCAGCCCCGCCGTAGCTGCCATCGCTCCAGCCGCCACCGCCTTCAGGCTTGCCCCGGGCCTCGACCCGGCTGCCGCCGTAGATCGCCTCGGTGCTCGGGATGATCGGCGGCTCGGGCAGCTGGCCCAGGTCCCAGGTGATCGACTCAGAACACCAGACGGCGTGCATTGCTCCCCAGGCCACGCAATCGCCGATACCCTGCTTTTCGCATTGCCAAGGCTTCCCGTAGCGGGCCTGGTGGGCCTTGTTCATCGCCCGATACAGAAACGTGTCGACCCGCTCGGCCTTGGCCATCGCCTCGGGTGCGGCATCGGCGAAATAGGGCCGGTCCAGCTCGGCGAGAAACTCGCGGACGCCGGCCGGGTTGGGCGTCCACCCAAAACCCTTGGCCGCCGGCGGCGGCCCAGGGCGGACCATCAGCGACGCCGCCAGGCCCAGCAGGAACACGACGAAAAACAGCCGCAGGGCTTGGCCTTCAGCGCGTGACACGGGCAGCCGCCTCCGAAATCTCGGTGAAGGCCTGGACCCACGCGGCCCGCTGGGCATCGTCGATCGGGCCGCCGCTGTTGCCCACGGCCGCCTCGAGATGCCGGGCAATGGCGTCGCGGGCCTGCGGCTGCCGCTGGCCGATCGACACGCCCCGGCATCGCAGCTGCCGGGCACGCTGCCGCAGCTCGTCCAGGGCCACGCCGGTCTTAAACACCGGGTCTTCCTGCCGGCCGTCCCAGGCGATCTCGTCGGCCAGCTCGCCGGTGAGGGCCGCCACCACCGCGGCGTCCTCGGCCCCGGTCGGCCCGACAAACAGGCCTCGCAGGTCGAGCGGCCCGGGAGCCGGTTCGGGGCCTGGGGCGGGCGTCACGGGCGACCCAAGATGCCAGGCTGCCACGGCACCAATCAGCAGGGCCGCGGCGGCTACCTGCCGGCCGGCGATCTCAGGGCGTGGCAGTTTGGCCAGCCACTGCTGGACGTGGTGCCACAGGTCTTTGCCGCCCAGGACCAGGGCGGCGGCAACGATCAAGGCGGCAGTCAGCATCAGGCACCTCGCAGCATCGGCAGGATTTGTTCGACGGCCCCGCTGGCCAAGGCCAACACCAGCGAGCGGACGCTGGGCCGGGCCAGCACCCAAAACGGCCACAGCACCGTCGGAATCGCTTTGTCCGCCAGCGCGTCAAACAACGCCGCGGCCGCCTCCATTACGACGGCCTTTTTCTGATCGCCGGGCACGTTGAGCACGTCGACGGTTTGCACCGCCAGACGCAGCAGGCCCACCAGCAGTTCGCCAAACTCAACCCAGGTCAGGCCGTCGGCGGCGGCCACCTTTGCGGCGGCTATGTAAGCCTTGGCGGCGTTGACGACGTCAGTGAACTGCTGGCCGGCGGCCATTGGGGCGTTGGCGATCATGTGGCGAGAATCCCGACTAAAAGGATGTCGTAGGACTGTGCAACAGCTTGTGACCGGTTCTGTACGCTCAGAGTCAATACGCCTGACTGGTAAACGTTTTGCGGGGAAGACCAAACGAGTAGGCCGTCGGGCGACACGTCTAAGAACTCGCCAGCTATGGAGACCCTAATTACGGCGCTTGCATCTCCATTTTTGATGTACAGCAAACGAACGTTGGCCATGTCCATCGTGCCTGTGCCACCCAATACATACAGCGGCAAGGCAGTCAAATCGATGGTGTCAGTCGCACCGGCGGCCACCGATCTGACATCACGCCAGTAGCAGTTGGCCTGATCGTTGCCGGTTCCGTTTCCCAGCCCAAAGCTGTGCAGAAACGTCGTGGCGTCTGATAGCGTCGACGACCCCAGCGCGTCGCTCCACGACGGGGCCAACCGCAGCGATCCGGTTAGGCCAAACGTCGCCATCAGGCAGCCTCCGCAGTGCCGATGATGTACAGCTCATAGCTGACGTCTTCGGCGTTTGGGTTGCTGATTGAAAACTCGGCGTTGTCGGCGGTGACCTGCCAGGCGTCCTGGTAGTTGATCGCGAACCACTCGCTGGCCGGGCCAACGTCGGCGGCGTAAACGCTGGTCGGGGCACCGGGCGACGCCCCGACCAGCAGCCGCTCGCCGGCGGTCGTCGACAGGTTGCGAACCCGAAACAGGCGGATCTGCGCGAACTGGTAGGGCACGTCGACCACGCCCAGCGTCTGCTGGGTTAGGTCCGACAAATCAAACGTCTCGAACGTGCCGGCCGGGATCGTGCGGGTGTCGGTGAACACCATATCAGCCTCGCCGGCATCGGCACCGTCGACGATCTGGTAATCCTGCACCGCCGTTTTCGTCGACGTGATCGCCCCGACCTCCAGGGCGTTAGTGCGGTTCCACAACAAGACAGTTCGCACCGTCGCCGTCAGGGTGTCCGAAACGCTGTCAGCCATCGAACACCCCCATCTTGATCGCCCGGGCCAGCGTGTCCGGCTTGCAGCCGAGGCGGAAAGCCAGCAGCTCCAGGGCCGCCCGCGACTCCGGGGCCGGCCGCTTGCTCGTCAGCTTGCCCCAATACTGCTGGGCAGGCGTGTAGCTAGCCGCAAACGACGTCACAGAACCGGGGGCCGCCAAAGCCTCCCGCCGTCCGCCGCCATTGCGAAAATGTGCCTCTGCGATCACGTCTGCCTCCAGCGGCCACGATAGCCACAGGCAGGCACCAACTAGCAGGGGTTATGGTTGCTCGACTTCAGCCAGGCAGGCGGCGTAGCCGGCCAGGTCGGTGATCTGGTCGGCGGTCTTCGTTGGGCCGAGGTAGCGGGCGACCTTGTCCAGAGTCATGATCAGCGCCCAATCGGCCTCGGTCAGCGGCCGCTTCAGCACCTCGGCAAACGCGGCGTTGATCATGCCGATCGTGCGGCGGAAATGCTCGCGGGGGCCGCCGTATTTGGGCCGGCGGTCCCGCACGACGCCCAGGGCCTTGATCAGCAGCTGCTCGGCCGGCGTGTCGGCGTGGTCCGGCGGGGCGGCCATAACCCCGTCGCCGGTCTGGCGTTGCTCGGCCTTCAGGGCAGCCTCGCCTCGCAAAATCCAGTCAACCGGGATTGCCGCCGGCTCGTCGTCGATCGGCGGGTGGCAGGGCTGGCCCTCGCAGCAGGAATCGCCGGCCAGTCGCTCCTGGCGGGCCTGCCGCAGGGCCTCGTTGTCCGCTTCCAGTTTCTCAATCGTGCTCTGCATCTCTGCTCTGTCCTCTAGCAAATGGTGACAATCGGCCGCCAACGACCCGGCCGATCCGGTCCATTGGCCCATGTAACGATTCTTCCGCTGCCGAATACGCTCCAGGTCGTCGTCTTTCAAAATCATTTGGCCGCCCGCTGTTGCAGGTCGCGGTCGCAGAAGATCGGCAGCGCGGCGGTCACTTCGTGCCGCTTGTGATCGACCACGACGAAAGCCTGGCAAGGTGGTTCGTAGCTGGCCTTGATCTTTGTGGCATACGCCGAATGGCCGATCAGGCTGCCGTTTGAAACGTACCGGCCGGCCCTCAGCCAACTGAACTGGTGCCAGTGCCCGAACATCGTCAAATCGGCCCGCTCGATTCGGTCCCAGGCGGCAATCGCTTTGTTGGTCGGCACCGTAATCCCGCCGACCCCGCCGCCGTAGGAAACGGCGTGGCCGTGGTGGAACCGCACCTTGAACCCGTCTAGGTCCAAGACGTTCAGGTATCCCTCGCCTACCTGCCACTGGACGTTCGGGCGTGATTCCGCAGCGGCCAGCGTCAGATACAAATGCTGCTCAAACGAGTGGTCTAGCTCGGTGCCCACCCGAAGTTTTTCGGTGCTGCGACCGTGGTTGCCGCTGTTGGTCACGACCACGACCTGGTCGGTCATGTCAGCGACCATGTCCAGAAACCCGCGGATACGCTCGCCGGCCCAGCGGGTGGCCGCCAGCGGCGGCAGCTGGGCCAGTTCGGCGGTGTCGGGGTGGATATATCCACTCAAAAAGTCGCCGCCGAGCCAGACGACGACCCGCGGCACCTTGACCAGCTGCCGCTGGTGGTCGAGCAGCGTGGCGAACCGCTCGCACAGTTCAGCGATCCGCCGTTCGGCCACGTCTAGGTCATAGTCGTTCAGGCCGTTGACGGTCGCCGGGTCCACCCGCTCTTCGACGTGCCAATCAGAAAGCCCAACGATCACCGTGGCGGCCCCGGCCACCTTGCGTTTGCCGGCGGCCCGTCGCCCGCCCTTGGCCTTGATCCCGGCCAGGCCGGCGATCGCGTCGGCCCGCTCCCGCTCCCGGTCGATCTGGCCCAGGGCCGATTTGTAGCGGGCCTTGAGCGTGGCCACTTCACTGCGCAGTTTGGCTATCTCGGCGTCAGCGGCCAGGCGGTCGGCGTCGGCCAGCTGCGAACTGACCGCCTCAATCAATCGCTCGTTTTGCTTTCCAGCCACCGCTGAACTCCAAACGGGCCGATGTCCACACCGCGGGCCTTCAAGGCCTTCGACAACGCTGCCGACAGGCCGGTCTTCGTGGCGGCCGGCAGCTGCCCGGCCAGCCAGGCTTTCCGCACGTCTTCGATTTCGGCGCGCAAATCGTCGGGCAGCGTTTCATGCCATGGCGGCTGGCCCTTGCGCGGCAGCTCGGCTTTGACGTCGTCGATCAATCCCATCAGTCGGCCTCCTGTCCAAATCCTTCGGCGTCGAGCACCGACGCCAAAGTGCTGGCAAACTCGCTCACCGATTCTTCCAACAGATCGGGCCAGCGAGCGTGGATCAGTTCGTGCAGCAGAGTGTCCATCAGTTCCACGCCGGCGAGCGTGTCGTGAATGCGAATCAGCCGCTGCCCGTAGTCGCAATCCCCGTACCGATCCCGAAGCTTGGCCCGGGTGATTCGCCACCGCTGGCCGTTGATGTACGCCGTTCGGGTTTTCCGCCGTCGTTTGGCCATACGGTCGAGTGTGCCAGAACTGGCCCTGGGGCAAATGGCAGTTTCGCCCGCATTTTCAACCGGTT